ATGGGCACTACCGACCGCCGGATCGCCTCTGACCGGGCGCTGGCGGTGCTGGACGAATGGAAGCGGGAGTGGGCGACCGCACGAGGTGAAACGCCGGTGACGATACCCGTGGCAGCGCCAGCACGCCGGACGCCGACCCAAGCAGAGCTAGAGGCGCTGGCGGTCGAGTTCGGGCATGACGAAGCGCTGGCACAAAGCGACATGCGCCGACAGCAACCCGGCGGCTGGCGTCGGCACATGCACCGTACGGAAGCGGCGCTAGAAGCCTTCACTCCGCTGGCAGCGACCGGCGATTATACGCTCGTCGAGGGCATGGCTGTTCAGATCATTGAAGGGATGGGGCTGGACCTTGAACCCGGCACGCCGGCTTACCGTCAATTCCTCACCGACCTGAACGCCGCGCGCATGGCGGCGCTCAAAACCAGCCACGCTCGTGCGCGCGGCGATCTAGAGGTTTTTGTCGAAAGCCCGCTGGTGGCTCGCGTGCGCCAGCGTGAGCAGGACAAGGCGAAGTCGGGTGAGGCGTTGCTGGAGTTGTTCGAACGCTACGCCGAGCAGCGGCTCGCGGAAGGCCGCAAGCGCGACGACACGCTCAAGCAAGACCGCAAGGTTATCGAGCAGTTCGCGACCTTTATCGGGACCGATCGCGCCATCACGTCGATCAAGCCGGAGCACGTTCGCGACTACCGCGACACGTTGCGCCAGCTACCGCCCAAATGGCGCGACAGGGCCGATATGCGCGGCCTGTCTATGCGGGAGGCGGCTGCGAAAGCCCGAGCGGCTGACATGCCCCGTACGGCACTCTCGACGGTCAACAAGCACCTGTCCACCATATCGCCACTGTTTGCTTGGCTCATCAAGGAGCGATGGGACTTGTCGAACCCGTGCAACGGGTTGTTCCACGACAAGGTGCGCGGCAAAAACCCGCGCCCGCCGCTCGGGACGGATCGCCTCAACAAGGTTCTGGCATCACCTCTGTTCACCGGGTTTGAGGCGGATGGAAGAGAGCACCGTCCCGGCGAGGTTCGCGCGAACGATTGGCGTTATTGGATACCATTGCTGTGCTTGTTCACCGGCATGCGCATCGGCGAGGCGGCACAGCTTCGGGTCGAGGATGTGTCACAGCATGAGAGTGGCGCGTGGGTTATCGACATCCAGCATGCACCAGCGAAGGGGCAGACGACCAAGTCCGGGCAATCGCGAGCGTCGGTCGCGCACACAAAGCTAGTCGAGCTGGGGTTTGTGGGTTTCGTGGAGAAGCGCCGCGAGGCCGGCGGCGACAGCAGGTTGTTCCCGGAGCTGGTGGCGAACGATCGTGACCAGCTCGGGGCCGAGCCCTCTGCGTTCTGGCGTGACTACCTGACCCGGATCGGCGTCAAGTCAGGTGCTGATGGCTTGGGGGCGCATAGCTTCCGCCACGAGCTGGCAGACCGGCTCCGGGTTGAGGTGGGGCTTGTCGATGACCAGATCGCAGTTGCACTGGGGCACGATCAGAAAAGCACGACCGCCGGCTACGGTGCTGTGCGACAGGGCACGGTGCGGTTCCTCGCGCCGGTCATGGCGCAGGTGCGTTTTGACGGCGTCGAGTTCGACAAGGGAGCATCGGCGGCTTAAGTCACCCCGTTCAAAAACACGTCGTTGATTTTATGTAATCTCTATAGTATTCTTGCAGATAGAAAAAGACCGCCGGAGAGACCGGCGGGAAAGTCTGTCTTTAGGAAAGATCACTAGATGAGAAACGTCAATGATCGCCAGTAATATAGCTTACATCGATCGGAACGGCGAGTATGTTCCTCGGGTTCAGCGCTATAGAAATCGGCAGGATATGCTACTCCCCCGCGATGTAGCTATTGATGCTGCTGGGGCTATCATTCACAAGCCGATTGGTAAGCTCGCTTGCTTCGCCAGCCCGATCGAGTATCTTCGCGGAGAGTTTGACAAGCAGTCGACGTACAAGGGTGAGCTGGGACCGCCGCGCTGGTGCGCGGGTTGCCCCTCTCGACCAGCATGCGGCCAATTCGCAGAGCTGCGTATAGAGATGGACGTCGGCATCGCTGCAAAGCGAGCTGCTTGGGCTGCAGCTACTCAGAGGCTGGAGGGCGTCGCCCGGTATGAGCACCCGACCTTCACTGATCTCGCGACCGCGTGTGAGGAACGCGGCTGGCGCTCTGACAATGAGGATGCATTGGCTTGGCAGCGTGCGGAAGACGCGAAGCGCAAGCGCAAGCAGCGTGCGCAACAGAGCCGAACGACGAAGCTGGCTAAAACGGCCACTCCGACCGCGCTGGCGGCGCTAGATGCCGAGCGTGATCGGCGTCACGACGCGCTTATGAGTGCCGCGCGGTCGGCGGGCGCACCGACTTGGTTGCGTAACCTCTCTGATCGCATGATCGCCGTTACTTGCGATGTATGGCAGGTCCGGGAGGCGATGGAGGGCAGGAGCGGACGCGAGATCACCGGCGGTGACGTGATGCGTGGTTTGGTTGCGCTAGGCCGCGATCACGGCATGTCGCCTACATCCTTGCGACCTCGGGTGAATGAGGCAATCTCTCGCGTTGGAAGATTGGAGGAGGAGGGGTCTGTGTGGGCGGCATTCGTGCCTGCCGATGATCCAATTCCACCCCGTTCACCCGGACGATTTTCGAACGGGGTGATTTTCGAGGTTTTAGACGACGATGCGTGATCAAGGTAACGGAAATCCGCTATTTTCACCCCGTTCAAATGCTGTGTCGTTGAAACTTGCTTAAAACATTTGACGACACAAACGGGGTGTTTTTACCTTCGAGCGAAGCGAGAAATGAAGCAAGCCGTCGCAAAGCGACGGCGTAGCTCATCGTCACGCCGAAGGCGTGGCGATAGGCGTTGCGGTAAAGAGGAAGTTGATACGGTTACCCTCCCTTCGGTCGGGTAATCAGCTCGCCGTCACTTCGTGACAGCTCGCTTATTTCTTAAGGTTTGAGGCAACGGCCTCGTAGTGCAAGCAAATTGCCTGTTTCATTTTTCCTCCAGAGTTGATACAATAATTGTGTTCGCGGCGATCCCGAGAACCCCGCTTGAGGATCGGGTAAATCCACAGGAACCCGGAGTGCCATAAACTCCGGCGTTGGCGGCGATCACGAAAGCGCGCGCACGCTGAACAACGATGAGCCACCAGCCACGCAGCGGCGCTAGGCACAGAAACTCTGCGGACCGCGTGCGGTCCAGCCCGGACAAGGGCCGCTCAAGTCGAGCGTCGTTAGGCTGATCCCGCGAACACGCGGCGTTCCACATCAGCTCCCGAGTTCGTTTCATTGTCCACGAATCCCGCCACGTCCAGCCTCGCCGCGTCGATCGCCTCATGGCGTTCCGGCAGCGCGGGCTTTTTCAAGTTCCTTGATGACGTGCAGCCCCGCGTCCGGTCGAGCACTGGCGGGTTCACCCCGTTCGTTCCCGGACCCCGCGAAGCTGCGGAGATCGCGAAGGCGTTGGACGGCAAGGACGTATCCGTCGCGGTGTTTTGCTGGCCTCGGAGGCATGGGAAATCCGTTACGTCCGCGATGCTGATCGTGTGGCGGTTTCTCACCCGGCAAACCGAGACCGTCGCTGTGGTCGCGAACAGCGAGAAGCAGGTTGTCGACACGGCGTTCCGATCGATCCGCGAGGCTTTCGAGCAAACGCCGTTGCTCAAGCGTCTGGTCGCAGCGGGCACGATCAACGTGCTGGGCGATCGGGTCGAGTTCCCGACCGCCGGCTCCACCATTCAGGCGTTCAGCGCCAACCCCGCCGCGCTGTGGGGCAAAAAGCTTTCCTGTGCACAAGTCTCCGAGCTGCACGCCGCCCCGCGCGGCGATGAGGTGTTCGCGGCACTCGCCGGCTCGCTGCTGGACACCGTAGGCTCGCTGATGCTGATCGACAGCACAGTCTCGCCGAAGTCCAACAAGCTGTTCGAGCTGTATCAGGCAGCGAACCATCCGACCGACCCGGACACGTCGATCGCGTTCAGTCACATCGCCTACGCCGACTTGGACGAAGCATGCCGGAACGCGCCGCCTTGGATCAGCGAAAGCAAGCTCCGCTCGCTCTCGCGCCAGATGCTGCCGCACGAGTTCGCGTTGTACCACCTGAACCGCTGGGGTGATGCGACCAGCGCCTTGTTCCCCGCCGACATGCTGGCGGCATGCACGCAGGAATATCCGCTGGACGTGAAGGCGCTCGCTGCCGGGTCCGCCTACATCGTCGGCAGCGGTCTGGACCGTGCGTTCGGCGGGTCGCGCCACGGCGACCGCACCGTCACCGCCTGTGTCGCCAAAATCGTCCTGGACGATGAGGAACATCTATTCGTGCTGGACGCCGACAGCGTGTTCCTTGGCCGGCTTGGCGGTATCAAGAGCCGGTTCGAGGGCTACCATCGCGGCTACGGCATGAGCCGCGCTACGCTGGAGTCCTACGGGGCGCAGGACGTGGCGGATTGGGCGGCAACACAGCCGTTTAGCTCCGGCGTGGAGGTGATCCACCCGTCGCGCAGGACGAAGTATCAAGCCTTCATGGGGCTGTATCAGGCTGCCGCCGAACATCGTCTCCACATCCATCCCGCCTTCAAAGACCTACTTGCCGAGCTTGCCGTGTTCGAGGTGCAGGCGGACGGGAAGGCGACCGATGGCGAAGCGGCTGTCCCCAAGTTTACGCACCCGCGCGGCGCGCATGACGATTTCGTGCATGCGGTAGCATGGGCCGCACACTCGCTCCGGCATGTCTCGCTAAACCCGTACGAGCTTGACGGCATTCACTGCCACGGTCGCGGTCCCGCCATCGCGGCATGCGTGCTGAATGGAGGTGCTCATGTGCCGCTGTGCGCGCGCGAGTGCCGCTCGATGCGCGAAGCATCCTGCCTGTTTGATGCGTACCGCGCCCGCAAGCCGGTCCAACCGGTCACCTTCGAAGTCTTTGCCGCAACAAAAATGAAGAATATTGGCGCACACACGGTGCCACGATGAACAAAGTTCGTGACTCGAAAGCAGAAGCGAGTTATACTACTACCACTTTCGTCTATTTGGAGCTTGGTGAGTAAAGGTGCTGTTCGCAACTGACACTGTTCGGATAGCATCCGCGTCGCGTGACCGCAAGGATGATTGTGCTCGCCGGCTTCGCTACTATTGGGATGAGCAGTCCCAAGAGACGCTTAAACTGATCACTCGCCGCTGGTCGCGCCCTGAGCAGTTCCGGGTTTTCAGCATCAACGCCGTCCGTGCGATCACCAATCGCCGTGCAAACACTTATCGCATTCAGCCTCGACGTGTGTTTACCGGCGTCGATCAAGCGACGATGGACGCACTTTATCGCGCGATGAACGCTGACGCGGTGCTCAAGAAGGCTTCGCGCTATGTGAAGCTATGCAAGACAGGGATGCTGCAAGTCGGCTTTAGCGACGCGACCGGCACGCCGACGCTCAACGTTGTGACCCCAAACGTGCTGGACGTGCTTTACAGCGACCCGGAGTACCCCGAGCGCGTCATTGTCACGCACGGCGCGTCACGCGCCGAGGATGTATCCTACTCCGATTGGACCGCCACCGGCTATCGTCACCTGAATTATCGCGGCGTGCCCCGCCGGATTGAAGGCAACGCTGGCAACGCCAACCCCTATGGCGTTCTTCCGTTCGTCCCGCTGTTCGATCGGCTGCCCGACGACCAGTTCTTTCTGCCCGGCGGCAATGACCTGATCGAGGCACAGGACGCGGTGAACGTCGCGCTGGCCAACCTGTGGCGATCGGTCGAAACGCAGGCGCACGGGCAAGCGTGGGCTACCGGCATTAGCGCCAACGAGGTGCTTCAATTCGGTCCCGATCGCGCAATCGCGCTGCCGCAGGGCGGGCAGTTCGGGTTCGCCAGCCCCAACTCGCCGATCGCATCGATCCTGTCGGCGATCGAGTTCGTGTTGCGTCAGACCGCCGCGACGCACGGAGTTGGGAGCGACGTGTTCGACCTGTCCAAGGTCGCGGAGTCCGGCAGCGCCAAGCACGCGGGGCGCATCGAGCTTCGTGAGGAACGGCTAGACGACATCGCACAGTGGCGCATCGCCGAAGCCCGCTTGTTCGCGGTGCTCAAGGCTGTCGTGAACACGCACCGTCCCGGCACCATTCCTGATGACGCCACGGTTGCGGTCGATTTTGCCGAGTTGCAGGACCAGCTCACCGAGAGCGAACAGCTCGCGAACAGCCGCGACAAGATCGACCTCGGGCTTTGGTCCCCGGCTGACGCCCTCATGGCGCTTAATCCCGATGGCTTCCCCGATCGCGCCGCCGCGATGCGCGAACTTCAATCCCGCCGCGACGAAGCCGCCGCACTGGCGCTGCCCCTCTAGGAGCTGACATGGAAAACGAGAACTCGACCCCCGATCCCGCCGTCGCGGAGCTTGCCGCCCTCAAGGCGCAGCTCGCCGACACTGTGACGACTGTGCTTGCAGGAGTGCCGGAGCATCTTCGCGGCCTGATCCCGGCCAGCCTGACGCCCGCCGACCAGCTCGCATGGTTCCACACCGCCAAGGCAACCGGCGTGTTCGACGCCAAGCCGGCAGTGCCCGCGACCAATAACGCCAAGCCAGCGATCACGCCGGCTGCCGTTGATCCCGCCTCCCTGCCGGTCTTCGCCCGCATGGCTGGCGGTTACCGCAACTAAGACGATAATAAGAGAGGATACCCGTAAGTGCTTACCATTTCGGAATGGGCGAAGCTGAACCCCGATCAGCTCACGTCCGGCATTGTCGAGATTTTCGCGACCGAGAACCCGGTGCTCGCCGCGCTGCCGTTCATCAACATCGCAGGCAACGCCTATACCTATAACCTCGAACAGTCGCTCCCCGGCGTGGCCTTCCGTGGTTTCAACGAGGGCTATGTGGAGTCCACTGGCGTCGTGAATCCGCTCACGGAAACGCTGACGATCCTTGGTGGCGACAGCGACTTCGACGTGGCCCAGATCGCCATGCAGACCGGCAACAACGACACTCGCGCGATCCACGACGGCATGAAGGCAAAAGCGGCGACGCTGACGTGGCTACGTACGTTCTTCGACGGCGACACGTCGAAGAACCCGAAGGAGTTCGATGGCCTGAACCGCCGGCTCACCGGGTCGCAGGTGCTGACCGCCGGGACCAACGGCGGAACGCTGGAGTTCAAGATGCTGGACGAGCTGGTCGACGCCGTGCGCGGCACGCCGTCCATCCTGCTCATGAACAAGACGCTTCGTCGCACCGTCCGCCAGATGGCCCGGAGCATGAATGCGCTCACCATTACGACCGACCAGCTCGGCCGCGAGCTGGAAGGCTATGCCGGCGTGCCGTTCGGCCTGATCGAAGAAGACGAGACCGGCGCAGATATTCTCGCGTTCGATGAGACGCAGGGCACCGCCAACGCCACCACCAGCATCTATGCCGTCCGCTTCGGCGCGGACACGCTCCACGGCATTCAGACGAAGCCGATCGAAGCGCGTGACCTAGGCGAGGTGGATGACAAGCCGGCGCTGCGTACGCGTACGGAGTGGTATTCCGGCTTTGTCATCAAGCACCCGAAGGCCGCTGCCCGTCTCAAGGGCATCAAGGCCGCTTAAGCTCACCCCGGCGGACAATAGAACCTCCCCACAAACTCTCGACGCTGGAAAGGTTGTCCGCCGCGCGTCGAGAGGTGGGAAGGGCCGGTGCGACACCGGAGCGGGATAAGTCGGCGAGTGCCCGCGCATGAAAAACCTCGACTGCCAGCGGCGTCTTCTCTCCTGATTTTAGGCGCGCGGCTGGCACCCTCATTCCTAGGTGTTCGATGCTCGCCGACCTGTTGCCAATGATGACCGACACAGTGCGCCAGCTTCATGCGGGCAAGCGCGACATGTTCGGCAAGTCGCAGGATCGTGACGTGACCGAGCACCGCGCGCGGGTCACGTACAGTCCCGGCAAATTGCTTGGACAGGCTTCGCGAGAGGCCATGCCCGACGCGACCGCTATCGTGTGGCTCATCAACCACCCTCATCCGATTATCATCGGTGAAACGTTCGAACTGCCCGGCGGCGACCAGATCAAGGTCGCTCGCTTCGAGCTGCGCACGCTTCCCGGTGGCATTCTCCACAAGGTATATCTGACGTGACCGATGCCGTGCCCGCCTGGACGATTATTGCCGGCGTGAACTCCTACGCCAGCCTCCCCGAAGCCCACGAGATCGCTGCAACGCGCCTGTTTTCCAGCGCATGGAGCAGCGCGACCTCGCTGACGCAGGCGCAAGCCCTCATCACCGCCACGTCGTTGCTGGACCGCATGCGGTGGCAGGGCCGGGCAGTCGCGGCTACTCAACCGCTAGCGTGGCCCCGCGTGCCCGATCGATGCCCGCACGGCTACCCGCTCACGGCTGAAACGCCGCCCGCAATCGTCGCGGCATCTGTCGAGCTGGCAGTTCACGTTCTGACGCAGGGGCAGCTATTCAGCGCCCCGGTCATGCAACGGATGCTGGGCGACAGCATGACTATGTATTTCCCCACGATCGCCGATGAGCTGCCGAAGCATGTTCGCCGGCTGATCGAACCTCATTTGCGTGCATCGTCCGCCAACGTCGCGGAGGTGCTGCTGTGATCGACCAGATTGACCAGCTCACCGCACGGCAGGAAGCGGAGCTGCAAGCGGCGATTGACGCCGCGATCGATGACGTGGGCGTCATGTTCGACGCCACGATGATCGCGGCGATATTCGCTAATGCCGATCAGGAAGGCCTCGACGCCCGCGACCACTACGCCGATCAGCTCGCCACCTTCATCGACATCGATGTCCCCGAGCAAGGCACGTTTGCGGACGCGCTGGATGCCGGCGGTGGGCTGGTGGCGCTCGCGTCCTTCTTCGCTGCCGTCGCGGCCCTTGCTGCCGCACAGGCCCGACACGTCGCCAACACGAACGCCGCCGACGCCGTAGCAGCCCGCGACAGCGCCATTCGCTCGTTCCGCGCCGCCTACCTTCACGAAAGCGCGCTAGCGCTTCGTGAGACCGCCGAACGCATGCTCACCGCGCGCGGTAGCGCCGCCAGCCGCGCCGCCCAACTCCGGCGCGTGGTCGGCCTGTCGCTCGCGCAAGCTCGCTCGCTCCACGTGCTCCGCGAAGCCCTGATCGTCCGGGCCACCAGTGCCTCTTGGGACGCTGACACCATCCTCACCGCCACACGGGGCAGCATCACCGCCGCACAGCGCCAGATGATCGCCAAGGCACTGCGAACCGGCATCAACCCGGACCAAGCTGAGAAGCTACTGGATCGTCACGCCAAGGCACTCCGGCGCGCGCGCACCAAAGCCGTCGCCGGCAACGCCGCGCACCAGATCGCCGAAGCCGCGAAGCTGACGGGCTGGCAGATCGCGCAACGGTTCGGCGCGCTGCCCGTCGAGCAGTGCCGCTACTGGCGCACCGCAGGCGACGAACGTGTGCGCCTCGCTCACGCGCAGGTGCCCGGAATGAACCGCGCGGGCGTGCCCCTTAATCAGCCGTTCGCAACGCCGTTGGGGCCATGCTTCACGCCGCCTCTGGAGGCCGGCTGCCGGTGCAAGGCGGTGTTGAGGAACGCCGCATGATCCAGATCGATCGTGCAGAACATCCTTGTGAGCAGATGACCGGCGAGCAGCGCTTGTTCGTCAGCGTCATCTTGAGCGCTGCCCGCGAAGCCGTTGGCCGGCTTCAAGCGGGTGACGATCGCCGCCGGGGTGCCAAGTCTCAGAAGCAGGCGCTCGAATGGTTTCGCGAGGCTGACGACGATTTCAAGGAGGTTTGCCTCTACGCTGGCCTTGACCCTGATTGCGTGCAGTCTGGGGTGCTCGCGTATGTTGACGCGGAGCTGGCGCAGACCGGGAAGCCCAAAAAGCGTGTTCGCTCTCGCCGTGGAGGTGCACGTGTCCATTGAGCCGATCACGTTCGACATGAACGTCGCCGGCCGCAAGATTGACGGGCGCACCATGGAGGCCAAGCGCTTCCGGTCAATCGGGCTGGAACTCGCCGATCAGCTAGGCCGCAACCCGACCGCCTCGGAGCGCTTGTTGCTCATGAACACAGCAACTCTTGCGATGCTGTGCGAACAGGCGACGGCAGATTTGCTGGAGAGTAGGGAAGTTGATCAAGAGAACTACCGCCGCAACGTGACACTGCTAGGTGCCAACCTCATCAAGCTAGGGCTGGCGAAAAAGAGCCGTGATGTGTCCAAGCGGGATAGTGCCGGCATGGATGATTTTGGCGCGGCGCTAATCGAGGCCAGCGCCACGCCATCAAACGCTTGACGATGCCCCTGTCACTCCGCTCAATGGTTGACCGGAGGTGAAAATGAACGGGCAATGGCTGGGGGAATTGCAGGACGACGAGCCCAAAGCGTCAATCCGGATCGATTTGGAAGATCGCGGGCACGGCAGCTTTGGAAACGCCTACCTGTTTTACCCTAACGGAAACCTGCCCGGGTTCCAGTTCCCGATCAATCTGCCTAGTGCGCCACCATATGTAACGACGGTCAACGCAACGTATCTCTATCCATGGGGTGGCGTTATGACCATCGCTGAGCGCAAAGCGGACGAAGAGCGGATCCGTCAGATGGGATGGACGCCGCCCAGCGCAATTAACGTTCGAATGCACGAGGAAGGAGAAACCCTCAGGATTGCTTGGAATAATCACGACGGGCGATCGGGCACTGTCTGCCTGAAAAAGGCGGACACCAGCACAGTTTCGGCGATGAAAGGTTGCGTCGACCTCAAGACGTGGGCTCACTTTCGTCAATGGGCGATCAGTCAAAGTCCCAAGAAGTACATTTTTCGCGGTCAGCGATGCCCGCACAAGCTTGTGTCTTCGTTCCATCGCACATGGCGCAGTGACTTACACGCATGGATAATGGACGACGCCGAGCGGCTCTATGGGGCTGTTGCGGATCGGCTGTCTTTCCCACTACAAATCGGCAACTTGCAACACAACGCTGCAATTTGGAGCATCCTACAACACCACGGCTACCCCACACCTATGATTGACTGGTCACTTTCGCCTTTCGTGGCCGCCTACTTCGCGTTCGAAGCCGCAGAAAAAAACGGTAGCGCGCCTAGAATTTTTATATTCGATCGCGAAGCGTGGGGCCGCCGCTACGATCGAAAGCACATCATCGTAGATGCGGCTCCAGATCAAATCGTAGTGCTGGAGACGATGGCCGCCGCGAACCCGCGTCATGTCCCGCAGCAATCACTCACGACGGTCACGAACGTTGCTGACGTCGAGAGTTTCATACGGCGTAAAGAGATTGAGGATGGCGTTTCATATCTGACTGTGTGTGACCTACCCGCAGCCAGCCGCCCCCAAATCATGCGCGAGCTAGAGCTAATGGGGATCACCTATGGCTCGCTGTTTCCCGGTCTTGACGGAATTTGCCGAGACATGAAAAGCTTGCTTTTCGATGAACCCGTTGCCTCAATCACCCGGGCGAAATCCAACCATGACGTTGCCAAGTCGACGCTCCTACGCCGACTGTTGAGCTGCCTTCGCCCAACCCGGTAGCTCGCTCTATCTTACGGCCGCTTCGCGCGACGAGGTAGTCAAGCCGTGTATGTGCTATAGCAGCATTCATAGTGACCGTCGCCATGCTGTGCCTGTATCGGAAACGACCGATTACGTGCCATATGCACTGTATGTATCGGAATATAGCTTGACGATGGTTCCGATACGCTGGTAGTTTCGAGACACGCTTTCGATACAGGAGTCGTTCTTGTGGCCCGCACCTTCGCTTACTGCCGTGTCAGCACAGCCGATCAGACCACCGACAATCAGGTGCGGGAGATTGAGGCGGCGGGGTTCGGGATCGAACCCCGGCGGGTGATCGTCGAAACTGTGTCGGGATCGGTCGCAGCTATGGAGCGGAAAGGCTTCGCCAAGCTGGTAGATCGCCTTGAGGAAGGGGATGTGCTGATCGTGACGAAGCTGGACCGCTTAGGGCGCAACGCGATAGACGTGCGCGGAACTGTGGAGGCGCTGGCAGGGCAGGGGGTGCGGGTGCATTGCCTCGCCCTTGGCGGGGTCGACCTCACTAGCGCGGCGGGCAAGATGACCATGGGCGTGCTGTCGGCTGTCGCGGAGTTCGAGCGCGACTTGCTCATCGAGCGCACGCAGGCCGGCCTGTTGCGCGCCAAGGCCGAAGGGAAGGCGCTAGGGCGCCCGTCAGCCCTTACCGGAGAGCAACAGCAATCGGTGCTCACCAGCCGAGCACAGGGTGTTTCTTTAGGCATATTGGCTAAGCAGTACGGCGTGAGCCGTGCGGCCATTCAGCGCGTGGAGAAGCGACGATGAGGTAATGCCTCATCCGTTCCCGGACACGTATTCAAAATGTGTCAACCTCAATCTTTAGTCAAGCCTTCGAGCTGCTGCTCCCGCCGGCAAACGCGCTGACGCTCTCACTTGGGCAAAGCACAACAACGCCGCTTCAAAGCGGCGAGTGCTTGACCTGATCGGCAACTACCCTCTTGCGGTCAGTTGCATTGAGATTGAATAGATCGCCCACAATCTCCTCAACAGCGTCAAAATCGCTTTCGATCATTGTTAACATCATTTGCCGCTTCTTTTCCGTCGCGGACGGCAGCATCAACAAATTGGCAGACATGCGCTTCGTGAGTTTAGCCAGAGTGTTTGCCTGCTGAGCAGATAGCTTCGGTAGCGGCAATCGATCGACATTCGCTTTTTTCACCTCCGCAAGCGCCTCGCCAGCCTCCGGGTTTAGTGTCTGATAATACCAGTTCATCGTACGAGAGTTTATGATCGCGGTCACCGCATAGAGATTTGTTTTTGGATCGCGAGGAACCAGAACGTGCATATTGTTCATGCAAAGAAAGCTTTGTTGGTCCACGGTTGCTACTAAACTATCGCCCGTTTGCCGCATAAGTATCTTCTCGGGGGCGTCAAAGCCGGCCGATAGGCGCGGTTCGGCTAACCATTCTCCGTACTTTATATATCGATCCTCAACCGGCTTAACTACGAAGCGTTTTATGTCGCCACCCCGTAGGTACTGACGGTATTCGGTTGTAAGCCTAGTGTTGGCGTCGAAGATACGATTCTTTACGTCGTCAGCTGACTGCTGCGGGCGCCCTTTTCCCTTCTGATATGGCTTCATGCCAACACTAGTATGAAATGAAAGGCTAAGCTCTTTTCCAGCTTCACGCATCTTCTCGGCGAGAGCTCGACCAGACTTATCTAGGAAAATGTTTATAGGAAGAGCTGCGCTTTTACGCCATGCATCTTGATCATGAGTGATCTGAGTCCCAAGCTTCAAATCGATTTGTTCGTCAGGACCAATCGCATTTATTACATATGTATTCGGCTTGTGTCTTTTCGAGCTTGCGCGTTCTAGAATAACGATCTCGGTATCGACCGTGGCTTTAGCGCGCCGGAATACCGGAAAGGTGAAGTGCACGATCTCATGAACTTTGCTTACCTCGAATACCTTTTGCCGCATACGGTCCTGACGCAGGTTGGTCAGCCACGGATTGGGGATAATCATCCCCAAAAAGCCACTGTCTCTAAGCAGAGATCTAAGTGATTGCTCTAAAAAGACCAGGTACGTGTCGAGTTGGTAGCTTTGCCATCCGAACTGATTGCTGAGATATTGCTTTTCCTCTGCTAGCAGCGATGCTCCATAGGGAGGATTTCCAACAACCGCATGAAAGCCGCCGTCCCGAAAAACGGACGGAAACGCCTTTTGCCATGAGAAGACATTGATCTTATGGAGTTGATCTTCACTAAGAAGATTAGGATCGAATAAACCGTAGAAGTCTGGTGCGATCAGACTGTTGCCGCACCGGATCAACGCTCCGAGATCTGGGAGAACCCTCTGGTTGTCCAAAAAATTGATCTGAGCCGCAACTTGGTCGCTAGACTCACCCTCAAGAACTTTCAATAATAGTGAGAGCTTAGTGACTTCGACCGCCTGAGGATCGACGTCTACACCATAGATATGAGTCGTCAGAATCCGCTTGCGCTCTGCAATAGTGAGCCGCCATTCGCCAGAGGCCGCCTGAAAAATTCGCGGATGCGCTCCTCGTGCGGCACGGGTGGAACCGGCCTCAACGTACTTTTCGAGGTACCAGTCGAGCAGCGCTTGATAAACCTCAATGAGAAAGGAGCCAGAGCCGCAAGCGGGGTCCAGAACGCGGACAGGCAAGGTTCCGGTTCGCTCACCTGAAACGTCAGTGGGCGCCTTGCCTGCGAGGAGAGGCTGCAGAACTGCGTTAACAATATGGCGCACTACATAGGACGGCGTATAGAAAACACCCCCAGCGTTCTTTACGTCCGGCTTATCATCGATTTCAAGCGAACGACCAACCACCTTGATGGTCTTGCCGAGAAACCGCTCGTAGACTTGGCCTAGGATGTCCGCCGGTATCACGGAAAATTCATAAGGACTCTTGGGCGGGTAAAGACCCTCTATGATCTCCTTTAAAGGAGCATCATCAAGATCTAGGGACAGGGTTGTTGTATCTAGAGTTTCCGAAGAGCCGTCCTTGGCGTCGAAATGAAAAATTCCAGAGTTGTAACGCTTGTCCGCCTCACGAAAAATCTTCGTAAGATTCGAGTAAGTTCCCTTGCTCGACAGTGCCTGCTTCAGACGCCCGTAAGGCTCAATGCCGCGATCTTCAGCGATGCGGAGGAAAACGAGACGATCGATGGTCTTTTGCACAGCATCATTTAGATCGAAGGTATCCAGATCGCGGTTGCGGCGTTTGAAGGCGCGTGCGAGGCGGTCACGCCACCCTTCGATTTGATCTAAAAAGTCGTCATCAACCGTGGCAACGCCTTTGCGCACCTTCTCTGCTGATGCGAAACGATCAAATGCACCTTTGTGGATCGCGTCCAAGGAGAAGATGGAAGAAAGCTCGCTCCAACGGTCTGGCAGCTCATCATAATGGATCGAAAGTATACGAGCAATCGACGGCTTGTCACCTGCGGCTGGTTTAACTCTACAGTCGTATACAGAGAGTGTCTCAAAATTCGTGAGAATGGAGAGAGGAAGCTTAGCGCTCCATGCATATCGACGTAACTGAAAAGCCGCTTCAGAGTCCTTATTAATATCCACTGAAGGCTTCTTTGCCTCAAGAAAAAACTTGCGCGTGCCGCCTACTCGAAACGAGTAGTCAGGCGCTTTGGAGCTTCTCCCTATGCGCAATCGATCTTCATGAACCACGTGCTTATAAGCTTCGGCATAGCCGTGAGCGTTTGCGACGTCCCACCCCAACAATTCGAAGAGTGGATCTATGAACTCGCGTCGTGTCTGCGTCTCATTGTATCCGGGCTTCTTGTAGCTTGCCAGATTGTCCCGGAATCTACCGATGAGTTCCCTCAGAGCGCTTTGAACATCACCGACCAT